TAATCTTTCTTGAGTGCTCGCTGTTCGCTGTCTGGGGCAGGATATTCTGTATCCTTCAAGAGATCTTTGTTTTCATCGTCAATCTTGTCTGACTCGTCGCGCAGACTATCTTCGTAACCAAAAGTGTTCATCACAATGCGATTGGGATCAAACCCCATGATCTGTGCAATCTGTTTGATCTGTGGTTCAATGGCAGGATATCTAAACTCCACATCAACGATGCTCATGCTTTCGTTGGGGAAAGCTGGAAAGTCTGGATTGACTTTTCGCACTGGTGTGGTCTTGGCATCTGACATTTTGATCACGTCAAACTGCGCCAACTTTTCTTTTAGTTCACGTACAAATCCAGCAGGTACATCACCTACCATTTTGATACGATAACTGTAAGTACGTTCAGATTCAGCAAGGTATTTGGCAAATGTTTTCATATCAGTGTCCTATTCCTTATTTATTCTTTTTCAGCTTTTTGATCTTTACGGCCCAGGATTCGCTCCAAGAGATCGTTGCGGCTCAACACTACGCCGTTGCCTTGCTGTACAGGCGATACTGCGCCAGCGTCGCCGCGAGCGGCCTGTTGATCCAAACGCATTTTCTTCAACTGGAGATCAATCATCTTGAGTTTTTTGTCTAGCTTGGCTGTCTTGGCTGTGATGGCATGCCCCAGCATGTTGCTGGCCACACCAAATATCTCGCTGGCAAACCTTGAATCCACCTGCATGCCCAGATCCATGAGATCTTTGTAGCTGGCTTCAGCCATGATGGCCAAATTATCCATTTCTTGATCTGTGGCCTCTAGCCCGCGCACGCCAGGCAGCGCAGCATCAATCTTGTCAATGGTGGCATCAATTTCCTTCAGAGTCACACGGTTTTCTGCCAAGTCGGGTATGGCAGCATCAATTTCTTCAGGGCTGGGAGGTAAGTCAAACAACTGTTCAAGTTTACGGGTCATGCCGTATTTAGCGGCTATTTGCGCCCGTTTCTAAACATGTCGTCTTCGGTGATGACTCTAAAATGTAGGCCTTGACTGCGGCACCACTTGGTAGCAGCGTCCCATTTGGCATAGTTCACGGCCACTGCGGCACGATCACGCACACTCTGTTTGCTTTCAATCACACTTTGTTTTTTGGGTTTGATTTCTATCACTTCGGCTCGCACAGTGTTGTCTTTGTTGCGATACATGATGAGAAAGTCAGGCACGTAGATGGTCTGTTTGCCAGTGAGTGGATTGCGATAGGGAATGTGTATGCTCTCGCTGGCCCACTGCAACACATGGTCATTGAGATCGCAAAATCTCATGAAGCTGAATTCCCAGCCCGAACGGTAACGTGGAGTGTTCTTACCTACGTATTTGTTGGGGTTGACAATTTGATAGCTGCCCTGTGCCCACTTGCTCATTGCAGTACCAATTGCTGTGCGTAGAAGTTAGGCTGCACTGCAACTTGTACGCCCAACAAGGTGGCACGATTTCTGATGAGATTGAGATAGTACGCTAGGTTAGCAGTGAGATTGATGCCAGTGCCGTTGTTTTCAAACTCTTGCAGCAACACCAAGGGTGCAATGCGAGTGTCCTTGGCCACCTGAAACAGACTCACTGTGAAATTGCCGGCAGTGATGTCATTGTCAATCTGGCTTCTAAAATAACTGTATACTAGATCATATTCATTGGCTGGAATTGACAGTTCGTTACGATAGAACGTGTCAAACACTCTCACGGTTTGATCAATGTTGCGGTTGATTTCGTTGATACTTGCCATGTCTATCAGTTGGTTGGCGGATTGGTGGCTGTGGGGAATACCCGACCACCGTTGTTTCTAATGCCTTGCGACACTGCTTGTGTGCCCAAGCCCAAACTTTCACTGGTAGCAATGCTGGCCAAATCAGCACCTTTGAAAGTGTTGTAAGTGGTGCCGGCCTTGAGCGCAGCACCAATCAAGCCAGCCGGACCACCCTGCTGTAGATCTTCCAAGATACCGCCACCAGCATCCAACAAACCGCCTTGACCAAAAACGTTGCGTTGTGCGCCTGGTGTGGCCAATGGACTCAGTGTGGTGTCGTAGTGCGCGGGATCTGCGAAACCCTGTACATTGATACTGGGACGACTGGTGCCCACTACTGTGTTGTAGTATTTCACTGTCTCATAGGCAATGGTCATGGTGTTTTGCATGGTACCACTGCTTTCGTAATAATTGTATGTGTCATGCCCAAATCGTGTGATTATGGGATTTATCAAGATATATGTGGCTGCTTTTTTTTGATCCAACCCATAAATTCTTATGTCTTTGAAAAACGGAGGTTTGCCTGATCCGCCTGGAGTCTGGCCATCGTTGAACGCTTCGCCAATGAAACCCCAATCATAGTTGGTCTGTGTGTGGTCGTATAGATTGCGCGGCCAATTGCCTGACCCTCTTACCTGCACCTGATTGTTGCCTGGACTGCCGTTTATAGCCGGAGCGTTGGTATAGGGCTGCGTTGCGTCTTTGTAGTAGTATGAGTAATAATTGTACCACAGCAATCTACTGTTGTCGCCAGCGTCGTCGTGAAAAGTTATGGATATTGGTTCGTATTGAATCTGTGTCTGCACCAGTCTTTTGCGGTTGTACTGATTCAGTGTTTCGTGTTTGATATTGTACTGAGGCAGTGTGATTGATTTGACAATATAACTTAGATTGTAAATGTCACGTGTGGCAAATATACTGTTGAGTGCAGGAATTTCTGTGTTGATGGTAAAACTCACATGATACAAAAATTTGTATCTGGGCTTTAATTCAAATCCGTTGGTGGTAAAGGTCTTACTTGCGTGAGTATAATCGCGCAAGTAAGACGTTCCAAATAAGCCTTGTGTTATTCCTTCGCCAAGGCCTTGAAAAGGATTTTGGCCAAAAAAAGGCACAGATTAGACGCTGTTGGATGAAGCAACGCCAGTCACAACTGATCCAAGTGCTCGTCCAATATTTAGACCAATACCAACACCACTGGTCTGAAGAGCAGCCGCTTGGCTCTGTGCTGCGTTGTCGTAAGCAATGGATAATTCAATAGTCACTGCTTCGTTGCTGCCGTAGTTCATGTCACCGTAGTTGGCGCCCTTGAGATAGCAACCATACAGTTCCCATGCTTCTAATACCACAGGAGCTGCTGTGCCGTTGCCGCCGTCCAGGACTTCAATCACTGTTTTGAATTTGTAATCAATACCAGCAGCAGCCGAAGCCATTTCCAAGAAATCCATCTGCTTCTGAAGCTGTTGTCCCACCAACTTGGATACCGAAGCAGTGGCATCATCTCTGATGCTGCAGGTGATGTCTGCCCAGGTGGGCTTGCCTGCCAATTTCAAAGTGCTGTTGTAAATGGGCAGCGCAATCTCTTCAAAAGTGAGATTGGGTCTAGTGATATTGATCACTTGTTTGGTGAGTTCGCTTGTGGGCGAAGTTGTTCCAAAGTTTTCAAAAAACACTCTAAAGCGGTACTTTAGTTTGGGCATCAACAGGCCCTGGCTGCCGTTGCTTTGATCGCCCGCGGCTGCTATGGGTACTGTCATTCTTTGTAATGATGAAACTGCCATTTTGTTCTCCTATACTTTTATTTACCTATAATGGTGACCAATTTTTTGGCCACCATTTTTTAGGCTGTTCCTCATCAATTACCTGCTGCTATTTCGCCTGTGTTCTTGATACGCAGCGGAATGTAAATGAATTCCACAGCTTTCACAGGCTCAATAGCTATGTCAACCCAAAGTTCGTTGCGATCAATTCTGGCCGGAGTGTTGTTGCTTTGATCGCACACCACCAGATAATCATACAAGGCTCGTTTGGCCACCAGGTCAATCATCAAGCTGTCAATCACGTTGGAAATCTCATTGCGTGTGAGCTCGTCATTGGGTTCAAACAAGAACTGCTTGCCAATTTCTTCCAGTCTACCACGCAAGAATGCCACCAAACGTGCCACGTTGATTCTATCCAATGCTGTTGTAGCTGTAGCTGTGGTTTTGTTACCAAAGTTAACAATGCCCACACCCGGGATAAACGTGATTGGGTTGATGTTGCGCTCATACAGGATGTCGCGCACAGCTTGGCTCACACCAATCTGCTGGAACTCACCAGTTGTAGCATCAATATAGCCAATGGCACTGGCATTGTCAACCACACCACGACGTGTACCAGCTGGTGCTAACCATGGGTAACTTACAGCATCGCTGCGCAGTATGGTTCTCACCATCATGTGGCTGGGCGGTGCTACCACAGTGTTACCTGACAGATCATTGGTCTGACAGCTGGGATAGAACGCTGCGGCATAGTTGCTGACAGCATTGTTGCCATCTTCGGTCAGTAGACCCAGCCCATTGTTGTTGGTTGCCCACTCTACCAGGCTGTTGCCTGTGGAGTCTAGACGCATGGGTGTGTCTGCCACAACAAACAGAGTATTGTTGCGTTCATTGCTTAGTGCAATCATGTTCTGTGTCAATTCAGGATAGGCCGGTGTGGCTATCAAGTTGAATTGATTTTGTTCTTCTCTTGCAGCAATGCTGGTGTCAATACCTGCTTTCAAGGCCTCAACGATCAATTGACGTTGCGCTTGACGTCCACTCCACATGGCACCATTGTCTTTGTTGCCACTGGCCGTGAGCCAGGTAGTAGACACAGCTGGATAGGTCTGATCCGGAATCCAGCTTGGAATGTCTGGGAAGTTTTGCTCGTCAAGATAGGTTGTAAACTCTTTGACGTTGTACCCGCTGCGGCGTGTGTTAAACAACAACATGCCCTGAGGATACAATGCTGGATCAGGTGCGTCAAGGTCAAGATAATCACTCACCAACAGGCTTTCAATTGTTGGGAATGGGTCAGCCACTGGATCTGTGTTTCCATTGGGTGCCCAACGAGCATCAGCAAACAAAATGCCATTGGATGTTACTTGATCAGTAGTGTCAATTTCTACCCATTGCTGCACACTGTCAACACTTTCCCAACGATAAAGCTTGGGATAGTTTTCCAAATCACTGGTATCAACCCAGAGATCACCCAACTGTAACGGACTTTCAGCTGCGTCGTTCTGTGTCAGCGGAGCGGATGCACTGATAATTGGTCCACTGGCATTGGTCAGGCTTAGATCGTATCCACGTACATCATTGGTGACATTTTGGTATCCTTGCCAAGTCCCGTTGTCTTGGATCATGATATCAACATCGCTCACTGTGCTGTAATACCACAAGCGACCGTTGTCAGGATCTTGATCAGGGGCAGTCAAGCTAGCAGTGTACTCAAACAGAGGTGTTGTCACAAAGTTACTGAGAATATAAACAGCCACACCGTTGCTGACTGCGTCGCGTACTTTGGGGGTGTTGGCATCAAAACCAGCTGCCTCCACTGCTGATGTTTGTTCAAGAGCAATGGTACCGCCTGCTGAATGTATAAACACCAAGTTACCTGCTGAATTCAATGTGCATGACACATTGGCAACATTGGCTGCACTAACACCAGAAATAAATTGCGATACTCCCACAGGTCCAGATCCACCAATGGTCACTGTGGCAGTATTGGCGTCAGTGGTGCCTGGAATGGTAGCTGTGAGTGTGAATGTGTCGCCACCAGTGAATGGTGTACCAGAACTCACCACTGTGGTTCCTGTGACTTCTGTGGCGCCGCTGGCAAAACGTTCGTACACTGTGTATTCAAAAGTGGTCAGCGGAACCAAAGCCGGAGATGCGATACCAGTTAGAGCAATGTAAGTTGTACCTGCTGGGATGTTGCGACCGCCACCCGAAGGATCAAGTCCAAACAGAGCCGTGCCATCATCTATATATTCTGGGCAAGGTTGTGCCACAAATGTAGCCAATGCAGAATCATACTTCTTGATACTGACATTCATGCCATTGTTGGCAGCACTGACGTTTTGCCAAACAGACCCAGTGGGGCGGCCACCTTGAACATCTGTGGTTCTCCAGCGTGGGGCTTGATAGCTATAGGCCGACAGGTATTCTGGTGCAGGATAAGCGTTGGTAGAAATTCCCAGGGCTGTGAGCAATGCAGCTCCACTGTTGGGACCTTGTTCAATTTCAATAAAACCATTGTTGGTCAATGTACTGCCATCGCTGCCAGCTGTACTGTCAGCAAAAATATACAGCTTGCCGCTGATTTCTGCTGCTGTGACACCTGTGATAGCAGCACTGTTGATGTTGTTGGCTAGGCCTGCAATGTTGTTGTCAGGTGCTGTAGGCACTGCTACCAGACTGCCATTGATGTAAAGGTTGGCGTTGGCTGTGAGTGTGGTTGGTGCATTTTCGCTGACCACTGTGGCCCAGCTTGATTTCCACTCATCGCTGCCGATCAATACCCAGGTGTTTTCATAGTTTTTGTAGTAACCAAAAATCAATGCATCTGAATCGGTCATGGTCACAGCATAATCACCAATGCTGCCCACTGTGGTCAGCGGAGTATTCTGTTCGGCCGCTGTGCCGCCGGTACCTGTTACATCAGCACCATCAGTTATGATCAAAGGTACTTTGTTGGTAAATGTATTGGTGGTTTGATTCCACTCAAAAATACCCCAGGTAGTGGCGGTGGTGTCAAACCAGTATGTGCCATCATTGGGCTCGCCACGTGGACGACTCAAGCTGGCCGTGAGCTCAGTGAGATCAATGTTCGCACGTTGCACATAAGCACGATTGGTAACTCCCAACGCACTGTACGCTGCCAACAAACCATACTCATTGAGTTCATATCCATTGATGGGAGTGCCTGCTGTGGTGTTGTAGAAAAATGGTACACCAAAGGTGGCAGCTAGATCTCGTTGGCTTGTGATCAAATAAGTTTTGTTTGCGTTGACAGCCAATGTACCAGCAGCAACAGTGATGCCATCAGCACTGACTTTGTCTTGGGCTGTGGCAACCAAGAAATAAGGGACTGTGTTTACG